GCCGCTACGGCCGCTGCAACCGGCTTAGCGTGCTTTATTTTCCGTTTTCTGAGACGACCCCTACAAGGGCGCACGCATCCCCGTCCTCCTGGTCGGCGAAGACCAGCTTCCGCAGAAGCTTGCCCGCTACGAGCGGTGCGAGAACCGCGTGACCGCCTACGGGATGGCCAATCCGTCCGACCTCGACGACGCAAGGGCGCTCGGGGCGATCTACCATCGCCAGATCCGGTTTGGTGATGACCTCCTCGCCGAGGTCGTATCGAAGACGCGCGGGGTCGCCTCACGTATCGTGACCTCGCTCGCCGAGATCGGCCAGTTCGCCCGCGCGAACGGCATGAGCACGATCGGACTGCAGGACTATACCGGCAGCTACTTCACCGGGCAGGCCCCGCGGAGGGTACGCTGATGCCGAGGTTCGTTGTCAGGCTCTCCGTCGCCGATGCCAAGCCGCTGCGCTTCGGTGCCGAATACTGGTGGTCGGTGATACTCGATATCACGCGCGATCGGCCCGTCTTCACCTTTGCGGACCTGGACGGCGCGTCCGATCCATACCACGAGCGCTATCTCGGCCGATTCCTGCGCAAGCTCGAAGTCGCCGGCTTCATCGCGAAGGAAGGTGACACCAACAAGCGTTCGTATGTCCTCGTCAGGCGGCAGCGGCATACGCCGGTGATCACCGTCGACCGAAAGGAAAGCCGCACCGGCCAGAGACTGCAGAACATGTGGAACGTCATGCGTCGACGTCGGCAGGGCTTCACGGTCGACGAGCTCGCCGTCGATGCATCCACCGACGACATCGTGGTCGCCCGCAACACCGCGAAACAATACTGCCTGCTGTTGCATCGCGCCGGGCTGCTCGTACTGCAAGAGACCGGAAAACGCGGGGTCGGCCGCAACATCTACGTGCTGCGGGGATCGGCGAACACCGGGCCAAAGCCGCCGCAGAAGATGCGGGCGACAATGGTCTACGACCCGAACCGGGGCGCAGTCATCGGCGACGTGCTGGCCGAGGAGGACCCGACATGAGCCGGGCCGTCCATTCCAGCCGCATCGCGGCAGATCCGGTCGAGAAGGCCATGGTTGCTTGGGGAGAGCTTCTGCCCGATTGGGTCGTCGTGCTCGCAGAGACGTGCCGTGGATCGACGCAAAGCGCGATCGCCAAGAAACTTGGCTATTCGGCTTCCACCGTCTCGCAGGTGCTCTCGCGGACCTATCTCGGCGACATGGCCAAGGTTGAGGGGATGGTGCGTGGCGCGCTGATGTCCGAAACCGTCGGGTGTCCCGAACTCGGGGAGATCGCCCGCAACATCTGCCTCGCATGGCAAGCCAAACCCTATGCCGCGACGTCGTCGCTGCGTGTCCGCATGTACCGTGCCTGCCGCGGGATCTGCCCGCACAGCCGGATTTCCACCGAGAGAGGAGAGACCGATGCTTTCTGATGCAATCAGGGAGATGAGCGAGCGTGTGCGGACCGGAGGCATGCCGGCCGACGTGATGGGCGTGCTGCTGGCACTCCGAGGCATGGAGATGGAGGCTCGCAACATGGAGGAGCGGCTCGAACTCGCCTCGGGCCGGCCGCACGTGCCCCTCTACGGTCGTCTGATGGCGATGCCGGCAGCCGGGGGGATCGCACAATGAGGCAGAAGCTCGACTATCTGTCGGACCACCTGAAATCGGTCCGCAACCTGTTTGCCGAGGCCCGGCACGGCGGCATGGTGCTGGACTCGGAAAACGCCGAGCAGCTGGTGCAGCGGCTCGACGAACTCGCCGGCATGGCCCGCCGGCTCGAACAGGAGATCAGCCGGCGCGAGTGGAACGACCGCGCCGCCGCGGATCGCCTGGCGCTGATCAACGACAAGTCGGCCGCCGTTCTCTCCGCCATACGCGACGTCGGCCGGCCCCAGGGTGGCGGTGTCGTCATCCCGTTCCCCGGAGGTGACCGATCATGAGCCAGATCTCCTGCGCGATGATCTCTGCCGGCGTGCGGGCTCTGTACGGGCTGCAGCCGCACCAGCTCTACTCCCGCCGCAGCGTGCGGCCCGAGGTCCGTGCCCGTCACATGGCCTGGTACATCGCCCGGAAGACGACCGCCAAGTCATTGCCGGAGATCGCCCGGTACATGGGCGGCTATGACCACACCACCGTGCTTGCGGGCTGCCGGAAGATGGAACGGCAGGTGCGCACAGACATCGACCTCGCATGCGAGGTCGGCGTGCTCACCGCCTACGTCGACGTCGTTTCCGACGAGAGCCTGTGCAGCGAACGCACAGTGACGATCGACGGCCTCGACCGGCTTCCCGACCAGACCCGCACCGCCCTGATCGCCGCCTGCGAGGCGGCTGCAATTCACCTTGAAACACCCTTCGAAAGGATCTGATCATGGAAGCTATCATCATGGAAGAGAGGCCCGGCGCGGGCGTCGTCGTCTTCAACGGGCGCGAATACATGACCGACGCCAAAGGCGACCTGGTCGCGCTCTCGAACGTGAAGGCGGAGGACAAGCTTGAAGACGAGACCGTGCGCAAGATCATCGCCTTCGCGATCGAACTCAGCGCGCAGATCACGCGGTTTCGCGATCACACCATGGCCGATCTCGGTTCGCTCGACGCGCTGCTGGCGCAGGAATACGGCGCCAAGATCGGCGGCAAGAAGGGCAACAAGACCTACCAGACCTTCGACGGCCTGATGCGCGTCCAGGTGCAGGTGGCCGACCAGATAACCTTCGGACCGCAGCTGCAGGTCGCCAAGGATCTGATCGACGAATGCCTGAACGAGTGGGCGGCCGACAGCCGGCCGGAGATCCAGTCGATCGTCACGCGCGCGTTCAACACCGACAAGGAAGGCCAGATCAACAAGGCCGAACTCTTCATGCTGTTGCGGCTGGACATTGCCGACGAGCGCTGGAACCGCGCCATGGACGCGATCCGGGCGTCGATCCGGGTGACGGGTTCCAAGGAATATGTCCGGTTCTATCACCGCCATTCGATCGACGACGGCTGGGATGCCATCACCATCGATCTGGCGAAAGCGTGAGGGCTGTCCGATGGAAGATATCATCAAGCACATCGTCGCTGGGCTGCCGGCCCTGGCTTGCATTGGCCTCGCCGGCTACCTCGTCGCGAAGAGGAGCCCTTCCTGGGGCTGGTTCCTCTTCGCAGCCGTCGTCGTCGCAGGAGCCAGACTGTCATGACCGGCATCGCGCTTTTCCTCATCGCCACGATCGCCGCTGCCCTGATGGTCACCGGCTGGCTCGCCGAACGCATGCCGGTCCTCCTGACGGGCCTCGCCATCCTGATGATCGTGGCGGTTATCGCCATGGGAGGTGCGGCATGACCGATACCAGCCGCAGACAGCACATCCTCGACATGCTGATCGAGGAATACGAGGCCTCGGGACACGAGACCTTCGAGCATATGGACCACGTCTTCGCGCGAATGATGCTGGTCGAAAACGGGCAGATCGCCTGCATGACCGACATCGACCTGACGCGCCTTGCCGCCGCGATCGACCGGAGGCTGCCATGAGCATCATCTATCTCAACGAGCGTCACGACCGGCTGAAAGAATACTCCGCCGTTGTGAAGGGCGCGAAGAGCATCGTGACCGTCAAGATCGAATGCGGGGAGCCGGGCTCGCTCGGCTTCCTGCTGGAGAGCCTCGGCGAAATCGAGCGTGAGCAGCTCGCACGGGATAAGGCCGCGAAGGACGCCGCCCGCAAGGCGGCGAAGACGGTGCCATTGGCGTTGCCAGCACCGCACCTGCAGCTCCCCTACTACGGGGGCGAAGAATGACCCCCTTCCAGCACCAGCTTCTCAACGAGCGGCAGATCGAGATCGCGCGAGCGATCATGGCCGTCATCCATGGCTGTGACACGAACGATGTCTTCTCCGCGATGCTGTCCATCCTCGCCGGCACTCTCAACCATGTCTCCCCCTCGGACGACTTCGCCATGCGCCAGGCCGAACGGTTCGGCTCACTCCTCCTGGAGGTCGTGCAGATGGGGCAAAACGGCGAGCTGGAATACGCCGATATCAGCGAAGGAGCCCGCACATGACCTCCTCGATCGCAGCAATCCATGTCGCCAAGCGCGATCTCGGTCTGGACGACGACACCTACCGGGCGAAGCTGATGAACATCGTCGGCAAGACGTCGACCAAGGACATGACCGAGGCAGAGCGCCAGAAGGTGCTCACGGTCATGCGCAACGACGGCTTCCGGCCGGCAGACGCCAAGCCCGCCGGCGGCAAGCTCACCGGTCCTTACGCCAAGAAGCTGCAGGCACTCTGGATCGCGGCCTGGAACCTCGGTGTCGTGAGCGACCGACGCGACGCCGCGCTGGTCGCCTTCGTCAAGCGCCAGACGGGCTTGGACGCTGTCCGGTTCCTCCACCATGCGGATGACGCCCGAGCGGCCATCGACGGCCTGAAGGGGTGGTTGAAGCGCGAGGCCGGTGTCTCCTTCGGCAGCACGAACGGCCAGGAGTGGCTGGCGAGCGACGGCGCGAAGGTCGCGTGGGCGCAGTGGAAGATGCTTCATCCAGGAACGGACCTGATCAACCGGAAAGGCTTCGACGCCGAGGCGTTCCGGCTGATCGACATCCCCAACTACTGGCTGGCGGACGTGACCGGCAGCCAGTGGCAGGTCGTCATGAACGCGCTGGGCGAACGGGTCCGGGCTGCCAGGAAGGGCGGTGCGTGATGACCCACCGCGAGAAGCTGATCGCGAAGATCCGCGCGCTGACGGCCAAAACCGTCTCCGCCGGTTGCACGGAAGCGGAGGCGCTTGCAGCAGCAGAGAAGGCCGCCGAACTGATGCGGGAGCATGCAGTCTCGGAAGTTCTCCTCGACATGGGCAAGTCGTCGATCGGCGTAAAGTTCAATATCCGCTCGCCGAAGGGAAAGCTCTGCGCAGCCGTGGCTCACGTCACCAACTGTGCCGTTATCTACTCGAAGAACGGCCGCGAGAAGACCGTCTGTTATGTGGGCTACGCACCCGGCCCGGAAATCGCCTGCTATCTGCACGACGTCGTCCAACGGGCTGTGGAGACAGCCGTGAAGGACTTCCGGGCGGGGGCGTTCTATCGCGGCCGGAGGAGCGACAAGACCAAGCGCAAGGCCGTCGGCGACTTCACGGACGGCATGGTGAACGGCCTCTGCTACCGGCTGATCAGGATGTTTCGCGAGACGATTTCCGCGGAGCGCCGGGCCAAGGCAGACCAGGCAGCGGCAGACATGTTCCCTGAGGCGCGCTCGGTGAAGCAACGGGAAGTCAAGACGCGCTTCCACGAGGCCGCCAGCGCTGGCGACCGGGCGGCGGATCGCGTGAACCTCGCCCGCGGGGTTCGCGAGGGACAGGTGGCCGGCCTGATCGGAAAGGCTGGCTTGTGATGGTCGCCTACGGCTTCAAGCGGTACTTCTCGCCTCAGATCGAGGACGGCTCGAAAACCCATACGATCCGTGGTCATCGGCGGCGGCACGCCCATCCCGGCGAGCCGGTGCAGCTCTACGACGGACTGCGGACCCGCTACTGCCGCAAGATCATCCCCGACCCTCCGTGCATTGCGGTGCTGCCGATCGTCATCATGTCCTCGGATCTGATCGAGGTGGGCATCGCCTATATCGAAATCGACGGCCGGCCGCTGCGCCGGGACGAGATCGAAGGATTTGCCATTTCCGACGGCTTCGACCCGGCCCGGCTGCGCGGGATTGCCCCGGCCTGGCTGATCGGCGCCACCGCTCGCGAAACGATGGGCCGCTTCTGGCGGCAGGAGCACAGCGGTTCGACCTTCAAAGGTGTCATCGTCAAATGGGGAGCGCCATGACCTCTCGCCCGAATATCGATGCGCTCAAGGCGCTGATCGAGACCGCTGAACGGAAGGTCGGTGACGTCCAGGACGAACTGGCGCTTGCGGCCGCAAATCTCGCCCGTGTCGTCGGGCCACTCGCCACCGCCCATCGCCTCGCAGAACTCGCCATGGAATTCGACGACCTCGCCCAGGCGGAGGCCGACTGACATGGCACAGGCGCTGCCGCTCTTCGACCGCTCGGAACTGGATGCCATCCGCCGCCAGCGCGAGCATCTGCAGCGCCTTCTGAAGCGGGGCGGTGTCGACGCCCACAGCCGCATTCGCAGGGAGCAGAAGTTGGCCATTCTCACCGCCAGACAGATCGAGATCGAGCGTCGCCTCGGGATGGGAGAGCGGCATGTCTGAGATCCGCGTGCCTGCGCAAATCCAGCCGTATGTGACCGCGATCGGCATCGAGAAGACGGTCAAGTTCCTGCTGGCGTTCGGCGGTTCCTATGTCTACCTCTCGGAAAACCCGCAGGACCGCTCGCCTGTCGCCCAGGAGATCGGCCGTGAGGCGGCAGTGGCGCTCGCCCGGCAGATCGGATCGGGCTCTTTCCGCGTCCATACAGGCAAGCCCTTTATCGCCGCGCATTTCAAGTATAATAAGGGCATGACGACGAACGCGATCGCGCGTGCCCTGCACACCACCGACGTCAGCGTCAGGCGCTGGCTCAGCGTCGGCGAAAGCACCCAGCTCGAACTTTTCTGACCAGACCCGCACAGCCTTGTGGCTGTTTTGATGCAGCCATAACGCGCGAATATCCCCCCGACGCGCCGGCCACCGCCGGCGCACCTTTCAACCGGTCGGGGGTTCCATGCGACCTGTCTCCGAAATCATCGTCCATTGCACCGCGACGCCCGAGGGCAGGCCGGTGACCGTCGCCGAGATCGATCGCTGGCACCGTGCCCGCGGCTGGTCCGGCATCGGCTATCACCGGGTGATCGGCCTGCATGGTGAACGCTGGGCGGGCCGACCGCTGGAGGCGATCGGTGCCCACTGCGAAGGACACAACACCGGGACTATCGGCGTCGTCTATGTCGGCGGACTTGCCAAGGATGCACGCACGCCGAAGGACACCCGCACAGAGGAGCAGAAGGCGTCGCTACTCGCCGAGCTCACGGACCTGCGCGACCGTTTCGGCATCAAGAAGGTATCCGGTCACAACGAATATGCAGCCAAGGCATGCCCGAGCTTCGATGCTTCGAAGGCCTTTGACTACCTCTTCGAAGGTCGTTCGAAGGGCTTTGCGCCGATCGTTGATCGCGTACTGAAGCGGGGCGACACCGGCCCCGAGATCGCCGCATGGTTCGACAAAATGGCAGTCTGGGCGGGAAAGGAACCCACTCTCAGCGCCTCCCGCTACGTCTTCGACCATGATCTGGAACTGCACACGATCCTCTTCCAGCAGGAACGCGGGATTGTGGCAGACGGCAAGGTTGGACCACAGACGCGCGGCGAAATGGAACGCTTCCTAGCCCATAAAGCACCGTTCAAGGCGCTGGGCTGACCCATGCAGAAGCCGTCCTACACCACCTCAAAACGGGCGCTATGGCTTTCATCGGCCATGGCCTGGCTGGTCATCGTCCTGCTCGCGGTATTTGCTGGCTTCGGCTCTGAGCAGGCGGTCGCCATGGCAGACGTGGTCGTGCCCTCCATGGTCATGCTGATCGTGTGCATCCTCGGCATTCACCGTGGCTTCGGCTCGATCGACATGCGAGCGATTGCGAATGCACGGCGTGATCCGTCGGAGGGCGCACCGTGAACCGCACCGTCGCCACCGCGCTCGCCGCAATCGCCGGGCTCTGCCTCTTCGCAGGCCTGACGCTGCTCGATCTCAAGACCATCGGCGATATGATCGACGATGCCGCCCGAGCGGCCCGCGCCGAGCGCGATCACTACTGGCGCGCTCAGATCGAGCAGTCAAACGCCGCCCAGCAGGCGAAGGTTGCCGCAAACCTCAGACAAACCATGGCGCTGCAGGAAGCCGCCCGCGACCAGGTCGCGGCGGCCGAGGCCCGCGCCGCAGAACTGGAGCGACAGAATGCAGCTCTGCCGGACAATGGCGCTTGTGGCCTCAGCCGCGATCGTGTCCGCCTGCTCAACGCAAGGTGAGAAGTCAGTGATCCAGACGGTGACCGTCAGTCCCGAGGTGTCGCCCGAGGCGAAGAAGCCTTGCGACCCGCCGGTGATCCTGCCGGACCGCCCCCTGACTGACACCGAGGCCGGCAGCCTGTGGGGGCGCGACCGCACGGCACTGCGCGTCTGCGAGAGCCGCCGCGCCGCCGGCGTCGCCAGTGCGACGGGAGGGCAGCCATGAGCCGTTTCGACGAGAGCCTTGCCGCCTCGCAGGACCTGCTCGACGCGGCACTGGAACGCGAGATCGCCGGCGCCGGAGCGGCATTGCAAGCCGACGGATCGGCCGAGTGCATCGATTCGCATGCACGATCTCGCTTGCCCGCCGCCGTGTCTATCCGTCCGCCAGGCGCTGCCTGGAATGTCAAACCCACTTCGAGCGTCGACAGGTGATGAAGTAATGGACCCGCAATTTCTGAAAGACTGGAGCGGCCTGGTCGCGACCTTCATCTCCATTGGTGGAGTGATCTACGCCTGGCTGACCGCCGGCTCGCGCGCAAACACCAAGGCGCTCGAAACGCTGACAGCGAGGATCAACACCGTCGAAGAAGGCCTGGTCGAGATCAAAGCCGAGATCAAGCATCTTCCGGACGAGAAGGCGCTGACCCAGCTGAAGCTTGAGCTGGCCGACATGCGCGGAGGGCTCGGACGGATGGAAGAGAACATCTCCAGCATGTCCCGTACCGTCCACCGGGTTGAGGAGTATCTCCTGCGGAAGGGGACCAACTGATGAGCTTCGACGTGTTCCTCACCGAAGATGCGCGTCTGGTGATCCTGAAGGCACTCGCCGGCGAGACCAATGCGACACTCAACGAAACCATCCTCGTCCGGGTGCTCGAAACCTTCGGGCACACCCGGTCCCGCGAATGGGTCCGCACCCAACTCCTCAAGCTCGCGGAGCTTGGCGCCGTCCGTAACGTCGAGGCGGGCACGGTCATGATCGCTACCTTGACGCAAGCCGGCCTCGACCACGTCGAACGTCGCTCCGTCATTGCCGGCGTGGCCCGCCCTGGTCTCGGAGGGTGACATGGTCGAAGATCGCAAGGGCCGTGGACGTCTTTCCAGCCTCGACATGTTGCCGGACGAGGCGCAGGACGATCTGATCTGGGCGCTTGGCCAGCTCAACAAGCGGCGACGCTCCCAGGCGGATATCTTGTTTGAACTGAACGACCGGCTCGCCGTGCGCGGCATCGAACCGGTTTCCCGTTCGGCATTCAATCGCAAAGCCATGCGGCTCGCCAAGCGGACCATGCAACTCGAGGAGCGCCGGCACGTCTACGCCGGCATCGCCGAGCGCCTGACGCCTGAAGAAGTCAGCAAGGCCGATATCGTCCTTGGCGAGTTCCTGAAGACGCTGATCGACGAGCTGCTCGACGGTGAGGCGCTCGACAGCAAGAACGCGATGGAGCTGGCCAAGGCCTACAAGGAAACGGTGGTTGCGCAGAGACACTCTGCCGAGCATCGCCGTAAGCTTGAAGCCGAGGCGCAGGCGAAGATCACCAAGGCTGTTGATGCTGTCGAAGGAGAATTCCAGAAGAAGGGTACTACGGACGGTGCCGAGATCTTGCGGCGCATTCGCGAGGATGTTTACGGGATATTCAAATGACCGGTCCCGCCGTCCCGCTGTTCGGATTTCAGAAGAAGTGGTTCATTGACCGATCGCGGTTCAAGATCGGGAAGTTCGCTCGCCAGACGGGGAAGACCTTCACCACCACGCTCGAAATCGTGGATGACGGCTTCGAGCATGAGGTGAATGGAAAGCGGACGCGATGGGTGATCCTGTCGCGTGGCGAGCGACAGGCGAAAGAGGCGATGGACGAAGGCATCAAGCGTCACGCCCAAGCTTATCAACTCGCGCTCACCGACTTTGGCGAGACCGATTACCTTGCAGCCTCCGGCGTCAGTTACCGCGCGCTCGAAGTCGCATTGCCTGGCGGCTCACGCGTGACGGCGCTACCCGCCAACCCGGACACGGCACGCGGCTTCTCGTCAAACGTCTTCCTCGACGAGTTCGCGTTCCACAAGGATAGCGGCGCGATCTGGAAGGCCCTGTTTCCGGTCATTTCCGCCGACTGGAAGTTGCGCATCACATCCACGCCGAACGGCAAGTCGGGCAAGTTCTACGAGTTGGACACGGGCAAGGACGATGCCTGGTCCCGCCATGTCGTCGACATCTACCAGGCGGTGGCGGACGGCCTGCCGCGCAACATCGACGAGCTGCGCGCCGGTATCGCCGACGATGACGCCTGGGCACAGGAATTCGAGCTTCACTATCTCGACGAGGCGAGCGCCTGGCTCTCTTACGATCTCATAACCTCGGTCGAAGACCCGCACGCGGGCGATCCGGCCGGGTACCAGGGCAATCCCTGCTTCGTCGGCCGTGACATCGGCCGCCGCAACGACCTTCACGTGATCTGGGTTTGGGAACAGATCGGTGACGTGCTCTGGGAGCGCGAGCGCATTGAGCAGAAGCGGGCGACGTTCGCCAAAATGGACGAAGCCTTTGACGACGTGATGACGCGGTATCGTGTCGCCCGCGCCTGTATCGACCAGACCGGCATGGGCGAGAAGGTCGTAGAGGACGCCCAGCGGCGTTACGGTAGCCGCATCGAAGGCGTTCTCTTCACCTCTCCCAACAAACTGATCATGGCAACGCGTGGCAAGGAACGCTTCGAGGACCGGACCGTGCGGATCACGGAAGGCAACCCGGCCTTGCGCTCGGATCTGCACAAGCTGCGCAAGGTGGCGTCTGCGACCGGCGCGCCGCGCTTCGTGGCCGAGCGGGACGATGACCATGCCGACCGCACCTGGGCGGCCTTCCTCGGCATTCATGCCGCCGACGGCGAGCGGACGGAATACAGCTACCAGCCGGCGCGACCCGTCCGCGATCGCTTCTCCGAAACCAGTGACGACGAAGAACGCGCCTTCCGCATGGCAAGCATGCGCCGCTCGCGAGGAACCTACTGATGGCCGCTCCCGTACTGCTCGACGCATATGGGCAACCGATCCGCAAGGCCGAACTGAAACAGGAACAGGGAGGCGTGACCACGCGCGGCGTGCGCCAGCCTTTCGGCCGTCACCAGGCAACCGGCCTCACTCCGGGAAAGCTCGCCGGCCTTCTCCGGCGATCGATCGACGGCGATCCTGAAGCCTATCTGGAACTGGCCGAGGATATGGAGGAGCGCGACCTGCATTATGCCGGTGTGCTGTCGACCAGGAAGCGGCAGGTGGTCGGGCTGGAGATCACAGTCGAAGCGGCCGCCGACGACGCGGGCAGTGTCGCCGACGCGGATCTCGTGCGCGATGTGATCAGCCGCGACGATTTCCAGGACGAGCTGGTCGACGTGCTCGACGCGATCGGCAAGAGCTACTCGGCGACAGAGATCATCTGGGACACGTCCGAAGGCCAGTGGATGCCGGAGGCCCTGAAATGGAACGATCCGCGGTGGTTCACCTTCGACGAGGCGGACGGAGATACCCTGCTGCTCCGCGGGGATAGCGGCCACGAGCGGCTGAAGCCGTTCGGCTGGATCGTTCACCGCGCCAAGGTGAAATCGGGCCTGACGATCCGCGGAGGCCTCGCGCGCGCCGTCGCCTGGACATATCTCTTCAAGACCTTCACCACCCGCGACTGGGCGATCTTCTGCGAGGCGTACGGACAGCCGTTGCGCCTCGGCAAGTTTGGTCCTGATGCTTCGCCGGAGGAAAAGGACGTCCTACTGGCCGCGGTCTCGTCGATCGGGACCGACTTCGCGGCCATCGTTCCCGAGTCGATGACGGTCGAGTTTATCCAGTCGAACGTGACCGGATCGCATGAGCTTTACGAAAAGCGCTGCGACTGGCTCGACCGGCAGGTCTCCAAGCTGGTGCTCGGCCAGACGTCGACGACGGATGCGCAGAAGGGCAGCTATGCGGTCGGGCGGGTCCACGACGGCGTGCGCCAGGACATTGAGGAATCGGACGCACGCCAGCTCGCCGCCACTCTCAATCGCGACCTGGTCGTGCCGCTGGTCATGCTCAACCGCGGTCCGCGCAAGGCCTACCCGAAAATCAAGATCGGCCGGCCGGACGAGCAGGACATCGAGAAGCTGGTCAAGAATGTCGTCTCGCTGGTGCCGCTCGGCCTGAAGGTCGGCATGTCGACCATGCGCGACAAGATCGGGTTGCCGGATCCCGGCGAGGACGAAGAGCTGCTCATGCCTCAGCGATCGACGCCGGCCGCGACACCTCAGGAGGAGCAGCTTAAGCCCGCACCGCAGTCGACGCTTCCCGCGACCGGCGACGCCGTCGACCGGGCCGTCCGGGACATCATCGACGAGAGCTGGGAACCGATGATGGCGCCGATCGTCGCCGGGCTGGAGGACGAGCTGTCGACGGCGACGTCCGAACAGGAAGCACAAGCCATCATCGCCCGACGGATCGAGACGATGGGCGTCCACAAGCTGGCGGAGGTTCTGGCCAGATCCGCGTTTGCCGCCCGGCTGGCCGGTGAGGCCGGTGAGGATCTCTGAGTGGCGACCGCACAGCTCATTCCGCTGCCGCCCGAAGACGCAATCCGTGTGCTCCTGGCGCGCGGGCGCCAGCTCTCGCCGACCTTCGCATGGCAGGATGCCTACGCGGCAGACCACGCCGCCATGTTCACCGTCGCCAAGTCCGCCGGCTTCGACGTTCTTCAGGACATCTTCAATGCCCTTTCGAAGGCCCTGCAGGAGGGGCGAACGCTACGCGACTTCGCCCGCGAGCTGACACCCCTGCTGCAGGCGAAAGGCTGGTGGGGCCGGCAGATGGTCACCGACCCGTTGACCGGCGAGCAGCGGCCGGCGCAGCTCGGCTCGCAGCGGCGGCTTGAGACCATCTTCGACGCCAACATGCGCGTGTCTTACGCCGCCGGTCATTGGGCGGGCTTCGAACGGAACAAACGTGTCCGGCCGTTCCTGCGCTATGTCGCCATCCGCGACGATCGCACGCGGCCGGAGCATTGGCGCCGACACAATCTCGTGCTGCCCGTCGACCATCCCTATTGGGACGTCTGGGCACCGCCGTGTGGCTGGAACTGCCGATGCACGCTGCAGAGTCTCTCGCAACGCGAGATCGACCGGCTGTTGGCTGAGGGCGAGGATCTCCGGTTCGAGCCCCCGGCTGGCGAGCGGAAATCGTGGGTGAACAAACGCACGGGCGAAGTGCGGGACATTCCCGTGGGTATCGATCCGGGCTGGGACTACAATCCCGGCCGGATCGGGGCCAACGTCGCGATCAACGAAGCGCTGGCCGAGAAGGTGGCCGGCGCGCCCTTCGAACTCCTGGAGCCTCTGCTCGCCGAACGGGTCCGGTCGGATGCCTTCGCCCGGTTCGTCGAAAAGCCGGAGGGCCGGATGCCTGTCATGCCCATACCGCCGGCGATCGGCGAAGCGGCGGGCACGGCGGCGCGCGTCGCCATCCTGTCGGCCGACACCATGCAGAAGCAATTGCGTCGGCATCCCGAGATGACGCTCGCGGACTATCGATCGCTGCCGTCGATCGGCGCCGATCCGACGCTCGTGTTTCGGGACGGAACCAATACCTTCATTCTCGTGAAGCTCGCCGACGGGCGCTGGCGCTATGTCGCGGCGAAGACGACGAAAACCGGTAAGGCGGCGTTCGTCACCTCGTTCCGCTATGCGAGCGACGAGAACATACGCCGGATGCTCGCACGCGAGAGCGTCGAGATCCTGATCGACCGAAGGGGAAGCTGAAGCGCGGAGGGGCCTCCCGGAAACCCCTCATTGCGATCCCGTCCTCGGACGGTCCTACGGCAGGGAGAATAGCACCGTGTCACGCGCTCGGCCGCATTATCGCGCGACGAGGACCAAATTGCAAGAAACGGCCACAGGCGCGCGTCTCGCCCTCCGGACGGGCGCTCCCACGTCGAAAGCCGGCGAATCGCGTCCACGGCCTTCAAATCGGCTTCAAAATTCATCCTTGATCCCCAAGGGCCGCGTGGTATGCATTGGAGAGCGGCCGCCACCCTCCTGCGGCGATACCCACACACCGTTGTGACTGTTAGCGCGGGGCGTCTGCGGGCACTTTGCCCGGCATGACGAAAGCCGCCCGCACGCCATTTCCGAACCTGTTTGCAGCCCATGCTGCCGTGCTCCCTGCAGAGGGCAGCGACAGCGCGTCCTGGATCATGCTGCTGCCGCTCGGCCGCTTCTCCGGCCGTGACGGCCGCGGTCCCTATGACGCCGGCGACAAGGTGCATCTCGACGGGGTCGTCAAGGCCACGCTGCAGCGCGCCGGCGCCACCGAGATTGTCGTCGATTACGACCACCAAACGATGTTCGGTGCCGTTCCCGGCGTCGGCGGGCGTGCGCCCGCAGCCGGATGGATCAAGGAATTCGAGATCCGCGACGACGGCCTCTGGGGCCGTGTCGAATGGACCGAGGCGGCTGCCCAGGCAATCCGGGCCGGTGAGTACCGCTACATCTCGCCGGTCTATCTGCACACACAGGCCGGAAAGGTCACCCGCCTGATTTCCGCGGCGCTCACCAACGTGCCGAATCTCGATCTTGCCGCCGTTGCGGCCAGAGCAGACCTCACAACACAGGAAGAACCAATGGACAAGATTGCGCTTGCCCTGGGCCTTGCCCAGGGGGCCGGCGAGGATGCGATCCTCACGGCCATCAACGCCGTCCTGACCTCGACGTCGGCGATAGCCGTCGCTCTCGGTCTGGACAAGGCGGCCAAGCCGGAGGCGATTGCCGCCCAGGCAGCAGCTTTCCGCTCCAACGTCGAGCGTGTCGCTACCGCGGCAGGCCTTCAGGCGAGCGCGAAGGCAGAGGACGTCGTGACCGCTGTCCAGGCGGCGCGCGCAGGTTCGGTAGATCCCGCGAAGTTCGTGCCGATCGAGCAGGTGACGGCAATGCAGGCCGACATCAAGGCCCTGCAGGAGAAGCTCACCGGCAACGAGGCGGATGACGCGGTCAACGCCGCGATCCGCGACGGAAAGCTCGCTCCGGCGCTGAAGGAGTGGGGTCTTTCGCTTCATCGCGCCGATGCCGCCAAGTTCAAGGCATTCGTCGACAACGCGCCGTCGTTGACGGCCGCCCAGCGCACGGCGGCCACCATCCCCGCTCCGAAGAACGACGCCCTCGACGAGACCGACATCGCGGTCATGCGCCAGATGGGCCTCACCGAAGAGCAGATGAAGAACGCCAAGAAAGGCGGTGACGCATGACCGCGCTGTCTGCAGATCGCAACACCCCCCAGCGGAGCGGTGACCGTCGTCGGTTCCCGGTCGCGGCCGCCACCATCATCTACGCCGGCGCCCAGGTGGCGGTGAATGCGGCCGGCAACGCCGTGCCCGTCTCCACCGCTCTCGGCCTCACGGGCGTCGGCCGTGCCGAGCGGCGCGCCGACAATTCGGCTGGCGCCGCGGGTGATGTCGACGTCGACGTTTCCGCCGGCATCTTCCGCTTCGCGAATTCCGCGGCGGCCGATGCCATCACGCAGGCCGATATCGGCTCCGACTGCTACGGCGTGGATGACCAGACGGTCGCCAAGACGGACGGCACCGGCACCCGCTCGGCTGTCGGCAAGGTTTTCGACGTGGACGCCGACGGCGTCTGGGTCAAGTTCTCCTGAGGGCTCCCATGGACATCAACGCACAGACTCTCCGTTCCGCCTATGTCGGCTTCAACGCCGCCTTCCAGTCGGGCTTCGCCACCTCTCCCAGCATGTACCAGCGGGTAGCGACGGTCGTCACCTCCACGACGAAGACGCAGGAATACGGCTGGCTCGGCAAGCTTCCGCGTTTCCGCGAGTGGATCGGCGACCGCGTGATCAACGCGCTTGCGAAGCACGGATATTCGCTGACCAACAAGTCGTTTGAAAGCACCATCGGCGTCGATCGCGACGACTTCGACGACGACAATCTCGGGATCTACACGCCGCTGTTTCAGGAGCTTGGGTCGTCGGCCGCAAGTTTCCCCGATGAACTCGTGTGGCCGTTCCTGAAAAACGGCTTCGCAACCAAGTGCTATGACGGCCAGTATTTCTTTGACACCGACCATCCGGTGCTCGACGAGAAGGGCGCCGTGATTTCCGTTGCGAACACCGATGGCGGCGCCGGAACCCCGTGGTTCCTGCTCGATGTCTCGCGGCCGCTGAAGCCGGTGATTTATCAGGACCGCAAGAAGTTCAACCGGCTCGTTCGCATGGACAAGGAGGACGATGCCAACGTCTTCGCCAAGAAGGAGTACCAGTACGGCACCGATGGACGCTGCGAGGTCGGCTTCGGTTTCTGGCAGATGGCCTGGGGCTCGAAGCAAACCCTCGACGCGACCCACTACGAGGCGGCCCGTGTCGGCCTCTCCGAGATGAAGGGCGATTACGGTCGGCCTCTCGCGATCAAGCCCACGCTTCTGGTCGTTCCGCCGTCGCTCGAAGGCGCGGCCCGCAAGATCGTCGGCAATTCGCTCGCGGACGGCGGCGGCACCAACGAATGGTACAACACCGCCGAGGTTCTCGTCGTTCCCTGGCTTGCCTGACGGCGGCGGCATCCAGGGCGCGCCGGCCGGGCCTTTCTCCCCCGGCCGGCGGTTCTTCAGAAAGGGCCGGAAAGCGGCCTTTTCCCAAGAACCGGAAAGGAACATCCAATGGCACGCAAGCCAGCAGCTCCTGCAGATGACCAGACGATCGCCAATGATCAGTCGAAGCCCGACGTTTTGCCTGTGCTCACTTTGGGCAAGGACCTGTTCCAGGAGAAGTTTCCGCTCACCTTCGGCGCGCTGACGAAGCTGGATGAGCAGGATATCGACACGGCCAGCATCGTGCTTCGCGTTTCGGCAAAGTCCGCCGGCTTCCGCCGCGGCGGGATCAGCCACTCCATGGCGCAGACCGATCATCCCTTGTCCGCCTTCAGTCATCCCGCGCAAATCGAAGCAATCCTGTCGGAGCCTGCGCTCGTCGCCGAACTCACGACGGCGGTCGAGACCGAGTAACCGGCGATGACCTATTGCAGCAAGCAGGATCTGGTCGACCGGTTCGGCGAGCAGGAGCTCATCCAGCTCACCGACCGCGTCAACAGGCCCGCCTCGACCATAGACGACGTGGTCGTATCGCGGGCGATCGGCGACGCGTCCGCGTTGGCCGACGGCTATCTCGCAAAGGTGCTCACCCTGCCGCTCTCGCCCGTCCCGAGCGTGCTCACCAAGAATGTCTGCGACATCGCCCGATACTACCTCCACGGCAAGGCTGCCGAGAAGGACGGAGCCGTTGCCCGTGCCTATGCGGAAGCCGTGGCATTTCTGCGGGATGTCTCCAGAGGCCTCGTCCAGTTGACCGAAGGCGGCGAGGCTCCGCCTGCGGCCGGCGGCGGCCAGGTGCAATGGACGGCGCCCGGCCGCGTGTTCACGCGCGACAGCCTGAAGGGTTTCTGAGATGACCGGCGCCAGCATCACGCTTGAAGACAAGGCGACGGACGGCGTTCGCTACCTGGTCGCGCGTGCGACCCATCCCGGCCAGTTGATGAGCGCGATCGCCGCCTACATGCTCACGTCGACGCAACGGCGCTTCGAGCGGGAAGCCGGCCCCGACGGCGAGCCCTGGAGGCCGCTGTCGAAGCGGACAGCCAATCGCGTCATTCGCGGCGGCAGGCGGCGCGGCACCGCGAACATCCTTCGCGTCACGACCCGTCTCTATCGCAGTCTCGTCACGCGATCTGATGCCAGCTCGGCCGAAGTCGGAACCAACGTCGCCTACGCGGCCGTGCACCAGTTCGGGGGCCAGATACAGATCTACGCGCGCAGCCAGCGGGCGACCCTGAAGAAGATCCGGACGGGGCGGACCCGGTTCGTGAAGACCGGGACCAAGGGCGGCGTCGTTCGCAACGTGACGATCGGCGAGCACGTCATTTCCATTCCCGCCCGCCCGTATTTCGGATTTTCCGAGGAGGATAAGCGCATGCTGCTGCAGCTTGGCGAAGACTACCTGCTTCAGGAGGGCGCGCGGTGATCAAGAGCATCGTCGATCGGCTGCTCGAAGCCGGAACGCCCTTCCGCATCGTCGGCGGCGCCGGATCGCTCTCAAGCGTGACCGATCGGCCGCCGGCCGTGCCCGCCGCCTATGTCTATGCCGCGGCCGAGAACTCCGCTCCCAGCGAACGCATGACCGGACCTGTGCTTCAGCGCAGCACACCGGACATCTCCGTCGTGATCGTGACCGAGAACCTCTCCGGCGAGGACGAGTGGGCCGCGGCCGACGACATCGAGAACCTGAAGAGTTTCGTTCGCGGCCAGCTGATCGGCTTCATGCCGACCGGTGCGAGCGACCCGCTGGAGCACGTAAGCGGTGAACTGCAGCATGCCGTGGCCGGCACGATCTGGTTCGAAGACACCTATGCAACTGCCCGTTACCTGGAGGAGCAGCCCTGATGACCGAGACGAAACCGATGAGCGGCGGCAGCTATGTCCGCCAGGAGGACGGCGCCCTGAAGCTCGTCGAGCGCACGGATACCGCCGAAATGACCCGGAAGCCGGACCGGACCGGCACGACCGCAACCACCGGCAAGCCGAAGGACAAGTAAATGACACGTTATTTCCGCAACCGCGCGATCCTCGCCAAGCCCGAAACCGTCTACGGCGAAGACTCGGTGCCGACCGGCGCCGCCAACGCCATGCAGATGACGAACGTGAACTTCGAGCCTCTGCTCGGCGAAGACGTCAACCGCGACCTGGTGCTGCCCTATATGGGCCACCAGGGCCTCATGCTCGTCGGGAACTACGCCCGGATTTCCGGCGAGATCGAAATCGCCGGCGCCGGCGCGGCCGGCACGGCACCGGCCTACGGACCGCTGCTCCGGGGCTGCGGCCTCGCCGAGGTGATCACCGCCGGCGTCGACGTGCAGTACCATCCGATCTCGTCGCTGCAGGAGGCCGTGTCGATCTATTTCAACATGGACGGCGTGCGTCACGTCCTGCTCGGCGCCCGCGGTACCATGACCCTGCAGATGACGCCGCGGCAGATCCCGCGCTTCGTCTTCACCATGACCGGTCTGCTCGGTACGATCACGGACGCGGCGCTTCCCGCAGTCAATGTCGCCGCCTTCATCAAGCCGGTTCCGGTGTCGAAGGCGAACACGACGTTCTCGCTGCACGGCCATGCCGGCGCCTGCGAAGGCGTCTCCATGGACCTCGGCAACCAGATCGAGCCGCGCCTCCTCATCGGCCACGAGAGCATCCAGCATGTCGACCGGCAGATGACGGGACAGGCGACCATGGACGCGGTCGCTCTTGCGACCAAGGACTGGTTTGCCATTGCCCAGGCGCACACGACCGGCGTGCTCGCCGGCCAGCACGGCACCGTCGCCGGCAACATCGTCAAATTCGACGCCGGCGCGGTGCAGATCGGCCGTCCGACCTATGGCGAGAGCCAGAAGATCATCAACAACAGCCTGCCGCTGATCTACCAGCCGCAGGCCGGGAACGACGAGTTCCTGATCACCGTCATGTGACGTTCGCACGTCGTTCGAAGCCCGTTTGAAGGATCGTTTTCATGTTTGTATTCGTGCCCAATCTCACCTGCTGGTGGCCGGTCAAGGTGCAGCAGCCCGACCCCGACAATGCGGGCCAGATGACCGAGTTCTCGTTCGAGGTCGAGTTCGAGATCCTCGATCGCGACGAGACCCGCCAGATGGAAGACGAACGCACGGCGCTCCTGAAAAAGGTCGAGACGGACGCGAGCGAAGAGAACCTGCGGACGGTGCAGGACGAACTGGAGGCGCTGGCCGTCTCCTCCTTCCGGCGGGTCATCCGCAACTGGCGCGGTATCGTGGACGAAGACAAGAAGCAGATCCCGTTCAACGACGTGACGTTCGGCCTGGTGATGAAGCACAATCGCATCCGCGCGGCGATCAACCGCGCCTATCAGGAGGCGATCGCCGAGGACAAGGCCCGCCTGGGAAACTGACGGAGGCGGCGAAGGCCTGGGCCGCTAACCGCACCGGCGGGACAGACCGCAGCCGGCCGGCGCCGGTCGACGAGGATCTCCAGAACCAGTTCCGTGACCTCGGGGTGGTTCCGCCGTCATTTTCCGACGAGGATCTGGTGAAGGTCGCGGCGGTCAACCGCGAATGCCTCGACGCCTTCCTCGCCTGCGAAACGCAGTGGCGGACCGCCGGCACTATGGCTCGCATCTGGTGGATCGGGCTCGACTACGTGGCTTGCGATATCGTGCTTCGCAGGCGGCGGTGCAGCGACCAGGTGTTCGAGGATCTGCAGGCCATGGAAGCGGCCGCGCTTGAGACGCTCAACGCCTCGTGATAAGCCTGAAGCCGGCCGATCCTGGCCGGCATCCCCCGACAGCCACACACCCTTGAGACTGTTTTGAACCGCGCGCGCGGGGCATCGTCGGCCCCATGCTGCCGTTCCGCCCACGTCATTTTGAGATCACCAGTGCCGCTCCCGGCATTCGCGGGGGCGCGTGACCATGGCGCAACCGCTCAAGCTCTCGATCGGCGTGAACATCGATGCCGCCGGCGCGAAGACCGGCGGCGCGGAGGCCCAACAGGCCGTCGCCGCGATCGGCAATGAAGCTCAGCGCACGCAGACCAAGCTGCAACAGCTGGTCAATGCCACGGTCGGCCTCAATACCGGCGTCGCCAACGGAAACCTGAAGGAATGGTCCGGTGCGCTCGCGATGCAGGGCCGCTCGGCCGACGAGCTGCGAGCGAAATACAATCCACTCTTCGCCGTCGTCCGCTCCTACAAGCAGCAGCTCACCGAGATCCGCACGCTCCATTCACAGGGCGTTCTCTCCTCGAACGAGATGGTTGCCGCGATCTCCCGCGAGCGACAGGCGACGCTCGCCTCGATCGAGGCGATCAAGGGACGTGGCGCGGCCCTGCGCCAGGCGGCGGCGAATGCGAATGGTGTCTCCGCACGGGCCGGTCGCGCCGCCGGCGGCGGCAACGCAGCATTCCAGACGTCTGTCCTCGCGGCACAGGCGCAGGACACAGTCGTTACGGCGCTGATGGGCATGCCCTCATGGCAGATAGGTATGCAGCAAGGCCTGCAGGCCGCTACTGTCGTCGGCACGATGGAAAAGCCCGTCCAAGGCGTCGTGGCTGCCCTGCGGTCTCTGGCCAGCGTCCAGACATTGGTCACCGTAGGCGCCGTCACAGCGGCTGCCGCCGGCATCCAGTGGCTCACCTCGTCACGGAAAGAGGTCAAGACGCTCGACGATGCGCTGGCCGCGCACAAGGAGAATATCGAGACCCTGACGGCGCGCTATGGCGCCCTCGGCGAGGCGGTGAAGATCTCGGGCAATCTCGGCGGGTCCGTCTTCGGCGATGCGAGCCTCCGCCAGAACGAGAGCCTTATCCGGGCGGTCGCGCGGCGGCAGAATGACGAAATGCTGGCCAAGCTCGCCGGCGTGGACGGGGTAAAAGGGTATATCTCCGGCCCCGGAGCAAGTGTCGAGGATCTGCAGAAGCTGTCCGGCCCCTTGGCGGCATTCAAGTCGGATGTCGACTCGCTCCTCGAAAGTGCGCGGCGCGGCGCACCGGATCTCGCGACGTTCCAGAAGAGTGTCGAGCGCACCTTTGCCACGCTCGTGCAGACCTCGGACAACCCGGAAGAACTCCGGCGGACGGCTGACGCCATTTTGGCGCTGGGCGACAGCGCCCTCAGCGTCGACCCGAAGTTCAAGCCGTTCGAGAATGCGATCAACCGGCTGAAGGTGCAACTGGCCGACGGCCGGCCGGACCTCGCACAGTTCCACACCGAGGTGGAGCGGATCGGCAGGACAAACGGTCTGCAGAAGCTGGCCGACGAGGTCATCGTCTTCGGTAAAGAGGTCATGAACCTCAACAAGTGGCTCGCTGAGTTGCTGTTGCTCCGCCGGAGGCTCTTCGACGATCGCGGGCCCAACGGTTTCCTGCTGTCGCAGGGCACGACCAATCGCGGCGACATGGGCAATTTCGCCCTTTATGAAAGTCGCCAGCGCGTTCAGCTGGAGCGGAACCGAAAGGCGTTCGAAGCCGAGATTGCGGCATTGAGCGCACGTTCACCTAATGAGCGGGCGGAAATTGCTCGCCAGACAGCCGCGGCCGATATTCGCGACGAGAGCGTCTCTGAGCGCCGCCAGCGGATCGAGCTTGCTGGTGCGCGGGCGCTCGTCCAAGCGGAGAAGGAGCTTGCCGAAGCGCGGCGTGACCGCATCCGCTCGATGACGGAAGCTGTCGAAGGCCAGCAGCTCGAACTGACGCTGATCGGCAAGACGGTCAGCGAAGCCGAGCGATTGCGGATGGAACACCGCCTGACGGCGCAGGCCAAGGCCGAGGCGGCGAAGAATGGCGTCGAGGTCGACCAGGAAGAGCTGCGGCTGATCGGAGAGAAATCGCGCGCCTACGGACAGCTCGCCGAAGAGATCGCTGCGATCAACATCCTGCGCGGCCAGCAATCATCGCTGGAGCAGCTGCGGCTGGAGACGGCACTGGTCGGCCAGTCGGAAGAAACGCGGCGGAGGGCGCTTGCCCTGCTACAGGCCGAGCAACAGATCCGCCAACAGGGCATCACGGCCGACAGTGCGAGGGCGGAAGAGATCCGCAAGGCATCGCTGGCGATCGCCGACCAGACGGCCGAGGTCGAGCGGCTGCGCGATGCCTGGGGCGAGGTGCAGGGCGCGATCGAGGGTGTGATCGACGGCGGCGTCGACGCGCTCACCCAGGGCAACTGGAAGGGCGCGCTCGACGCCCTCAAGAAAGAGATCGTCGGCAGCCTTTCGACGATCGGCATCAAGAACCCGCTGATGAACGCGATCGACGGCGGCAATCGGGGCACAATTTCCGATCTCGGCGGGATCGGCGGCCTGGTTACACGGCTGCTCGGCGGCGGCAGGAGCGACGCGACCTCGCTGGTGACGCGGGCAATGGGCCAGAGCGTCGGCGCGATGACGGTGACCGCCGGCACGGTGATGATCAACGGCGGTGTTTCGGGGTCGCTTCTCGGCGGGCTGAAAAGCCTCGTCCCCGGCAACGACAACGGGTTCCAGGCGAACACGACGCTTTCGGACATGCTCGGGATCAAGGGCGCGGGCGGCGCGCTCGGCTTCGTCGGCCGATACAAGAGCGGCGTCGATCCGCGCCTCACCGACATCCTGCAGGAGGCGGCATCCCGATTCCCCGGCTTCAAGGTGGATGCGATCAGCGGCTACCGGCCGGGCGATCCGCGTTACCACGGCGGCGGGCTTGCGACCGACGTTCAGCTGACGGATCTCGCCTCGGGACGGCTCCTCGGCAATTACCAGGACGCGGCGAGCTTCCGCGCCTATGAGCAGTTCGCCCAGGTATCCCGCCAGATCCAGATGGCGAAATATCCCGAGCTGGCCGACAAGTTCCGGTGGGGCGGGTATTTCTCGGGCGGTCCGGGCAAATACGGTGCGCTCGACACCATGCATTTCGACCTCGGCGGCGGCGGCATGGCCGGCGGCTCGTGGGCCGGTGGCCTGACGAGCGCTCAGGCTTCGCTGTGGCCTGGCATCCAGAGCCAGGGCATGGCGGCGGCCGACGCGCTGAAGAACCTCGCCGGCCAAGGCGATATCGCCGCACAGGGGCTCGGCGCGCTCGGGTCCGGCTTCGACAAGTTCGGCAACGTGCTCGCCGGCCTCGGAAATGGCGGCGGTGCATCCGGCGGTGGGCTGATGGGCCTCTTCGGCAACCTGTTCTCGCCTTCGTTCACGCCGAACACGACGCTCGGGAGCTTCCTCGTCAACGGCTGGTCAAGTGGTGGCTGGACGGGCGGCACCGACCCGTCACGCGTGGCCGGTCTCGTCCATGAGAAGGAATTTGTGTTCGACGCGCCGTCGACGGCTCGCATCGGTGTTCACAATCTCGAAGCCATGCGCCGGGGCATAATGCCCGGTTATCGGGACGGCGGCTATGTCGGCTCACGGACCGTCTATCCGGTCGCGGCCATGGCACCGGTCCGCCAGGAGGCGAGCGCCCCGCTCATACAGATCATCAACAATTCGTCGGCGCAGGTGGACGGGCGGATCGAGGACGCCGGCACGGATGAACGCGGCCGGCGCCAGTATCGCATGGTGATGAGCGACGCCGTGGCGGACGGCCTGGCGACGCCCGGCGGCCGCGCGGGACGGACGCTCCGCGACACCTACAATGTCCGCAAGCGGGGTATCGCGCGATGAGCTATCCCGTTTGGCCATCCGCACTGCCGCGCCCGGAGCGCAACACCTGGTCGGCCGTGCCGCAGGACGCGCGCCAGAAGCGCCGGTCCGAGGCGGGACCGCCCGGTTATCGCCGGCGGTTTTCCTCGGCATCGACCAGCGTCTCGCTCTCGATCGTCGTCGATCGCAACGGCAACGCGATCTTCGAGAACTTCTTCAAGCAGACAGTATCGCTCGGTGCTGGCCTGTTCTGGATGCCGGACCCGACGACCGATGGCTGGCCGCTCTATGCGAGCGACGGCCGGCCGCTGCTGATCTCGGGCGGACCGAACGACGGAAAGCCGATTCTGCTCTCACGCCAGTGGCTCGTGACCTTCGGCGACCAGCTGCCGAACGAAACGATCATCGGCGTCGAGTTTCGCCGGTCGTTCACGGTCGAGGTGATGCCATGAGGATCGTCTCGCTCAATGCCCGGCTGGCGCAGGACGCGCAGGCGTCCGACGACATCTACGTCGTGCTGTTCGAGATCGAGCATCCGGATCTCGCGGAGCCCATTCTTCTTTCGACCGACAACGCCGACCGGATTTCGCTGGAGCCGCTGATCTACGGAACGCGCTCGACCTGGCGGAGCGTGGCGACCCGCGATTTCCTCTGGATCGTCGCCTCGACGGTTCTGCCGTCGGACCTCGACGATGCACCGGCCGCCGCAACGATCATTCTCGAAAACCTCGACCGGCAGATGGCCGAGGTCGTGCGTTCGTTCACGTCGCCCGCGACCTTCCACATGGCCGTGGTGCTCGCCTCGTCGCCCGACCTGGTCGAGGCCGAATATACGAATCTGCTCCTGACCTCCGCCGAAATCACCGCCGGCGAGATCACGCTCTCGATCAGCCGCGAGGAGATCGAAAGCGAGTATGTGCCGGGCGGCCGGATGACCGCGCGGACCTTTCCGGGGCTGCACCGATGAACTGGACGGACCGCTTCATCGGGCTACCTCACCGCGATCTCGGCCGCGACCGATCGGGTTGCGACTGCTGGGGGCTTGCCTGCATCGTCTATCGGGAGGAGTTGCAGATCAGCCTGCCGGAATATCTCGGCTATGCCTCGACCGAAGAGCGCGGCGAGATCTCCGCGCTCGTCGCCGGCGCGACGGCGTCGCCGCTCTGGCTGCCGGTCGAGGGACCGGCAACCGCTTTCGACATCGCGTTGTTCCGGCGCGGCAGATTGACCAGCCATGTTGGCATCGTCGTGTCGCACGGCCTGATGGTGCACATGGCGGAGGCGGACCTGTCGCGGCTCGAGCCCTATTCGAGCGGCTACTGGTCTCCACGCCTCATCGGTCACTACCGCCACGTCGACATGGTTTCGAGGGCGGTTCGATGACGGATCAAAAGGGCCTCATACCCGTGCTCGCCGCACCGATGCTCGACCCGAATCTCGGCCGCGTCGAAATGACCATGCCGTCCGGCAGCACGGTCGGCGAGATCGTCGCGGCGGCGGTGCCGGGGCTCAACCCTACCGATCGTTCACGCGTCCGCGTGATGCTGGTTGATCATCGCGGATCGATGTTTGTCGCGGCGGAGCACTGGCACCGGGTACGGCCGCGCGACGGCGTGCGTGTCGTTATCCGCGTGCTCGCCGGCAAGGACGCTCTGCAGTCCGTGCTGCAGATCGTTGTCGCAGTGGCGGCGATCGCGCTAGGCACCTTTTTCGCTCCGGCTCTTGCCGGCGCCCTCGGCATCTCGCAGGGCCTGGCACAGGGCATCATCGGCCTTGGCGTGACTGTCGTCGGCAACTTGCTGATCAATGCGCTGATCCCGCCAGCGAAGCCGCTGAAGCAGGAGAACCGATACCAGATCAGCGGCATGCGCAACCGGCTGGAGCCGGACGGCGCGGTCCCACTCGTTCTCGGCACGATGCGCTGGGCACCGCCTTTCGGTATCTACTCCTACACGGAAGTCGTCGGCGACTGGCAGTACGTGCGCGGGGTCATCTGCGCCGGATACGGGCCGCTCAACATTACGGGACTTCGGATCGGCGACACTGACATCTCGGAATATGACGAGGTCGAAATCGAGACCCGTGCGGGCCTCGCATCGGACACGCCACTGTCGATCGTCACCCAGCAGGTGGTCGAGGAGACCGTCGGCGCGGAACTCCTGAAGCCGCTACCGCGCGACGATCTCGGCGAGGTCATTCCGGGTCAGCCGGCGACGGAAGAGCCGGTGGTCCGGACAACCGGCGCGGATGCCGCCGGGGCGAGCGTCATTCTCGCGTGGCCGGCCGGCCTCGTGCGCTACAACGACGAGGGCAAGGCGAAGAACCACTCTGTCTCCGTGCGGATCGAGCAGCGCCGGATCGACGCGGCCGACTGGACCGAGGTCACGACAATTTCGGTGACCGCGCGCAAGCTCGAGAGCTTCTACCGCCAGCACAGCTGGACATTTCCGAGCCGTGGCCGGTGGCAGGTCCGCTGCACCATGCTGACGGATGAGACGACCAGCTCGAAGAAGCAGCAGCGCACGACCTGGGCGGCGCTGCAGACGATCCGGCCGGAATACCCGTTCGATTTTCCGAAGCCGCTCGCCATGATCGCGTTCCGGATCAAGGCGACACACCAGCTCAACGGCCAGCTCGACAATCTCAACGTCCTGACCGCTCGGCCGTGCCTGGACTACGAGCACACGACGGGCACGTGGGTCGAGCGGGAAACCTCGAACCCGGCGTCGCTCTTCCGCTACGTCCTGCAATCTCCGGCCAATCCTAAGCCTGCGAGCGACGCCGGCATCGATCTCGACGCGCTGGCGGACTGGCACGACATGTGCCGGCTCAAGGGCCTGAAATACGACGCTGTCATCGA